TCGTCTTGGAATGAGACACTGTTTAAGACGATTGGGATGTCTCTCTTTTCTCCAATAGATTCGACTAAATCAACAGTCAAATTAAACGCTGGTTGAAAGTTTGGAAGAATCTGCTCAACAATCTGTAAAGCATCATCATTTAACTTACATAAAATTGCCAACTCAAAACCAATGTTATACGGAACAGGCATGAATACCTTCTTCATGGTGTTTCCATCCACTGCTCTGAAAGTCTGAGTAACACCAGTCTTTCTTGTGGCATCATAGTCAATAGATGTCATCTCAAATGACATTCTTGGCAATGTGATTTGAATCGGTTTGTTCAAATCTGCTTGCTGCTCAAGTCTTGCTAGAAACTTTTGAGTAGGTCCATATGCCAATGGAACTCTCATGTCACTAATGACTTTGGTTTCATCTTTGTGTTGAATATGAATATCATTAAAAAGCGTGCCAAAGGCAATGATAGTCTTTCTAATGATTTCGTGGTAGTGGTAAGTTCCTAACATTAATAGTTACCGAAAGGATTTGATTCTGTGAAGTCGAGTATATTGTCTGCTTCGAACTCAAGTTGATCATTTTGACTATATTTATCGATAGTTGTGTTAGCTGCTGATACTCTCACCACATAACTAGCGCCAGATTTTGCACCTGTAATGATTTCCCCAGGATAGAAAGTTCCAGAAGAGATACCAACCTGAAGAATATTGGTGCTACTAGTCCACCTCTTAACCCTTGCAGTTGCTCCAGAAGTTCCCCCTGTAATGACTTCATTTTTCCAGAAGGTTCCAATACCAGTTGTGGATGCTGCACCAACTGTCAATGATGGTGTAGTCGTATAACCATCTCCAGGATTTGTAATTCTGATTGAAGTTACAGTTCCTGCAGATCCTACTACTGAGGTTGCTGTTGCTGTTGTTCCAGCGCCAGGTCCAGCAATAGTCACTGTTGGGGCAACAGCATATCCCGATCCACCACCGGTAATATTGACAGAAACTATACCATTTGATGTTGTATTGATAGAACAAGTTGCTGCAGCACCACTTCCACCACCACCTGTAATAGAAATAGTTGGGGCAACTGTATAACCAGATCCAGCATTTGTCAATAATATCTCCTTAACGGATGTTATACTATTTCTTGTTGTAGTAATAGCAACTGCTGTTGCAGTTGTGAATCCCGTTGGTGGAGATGAGAATGTAACCGTAGGAGTGCTAGTATATCCGGATCCATCATCATTTAGGAAAATTTGTCTCACGTAACTACTACCAATGCTTACTGAAGCATTTGCATTAGATCCACCTGAGAAAAGTCTGAGATCAATAATATATCCAGTTTGATCTAATACTTCACTGATTTCATCGACCGTAGTATCAATAACTTCATCTTCGTATTCGAAGAGTTCACATTTCAGTTCATAGACATAGTTTTTACCTAACTGATAGAAAGGTTGCTCATGCTCTACAAACTTAACCTCAAATATTCTTTGACCGAGTGGGAAATAAATCAAATCTCCTTCTCTAGGTCTTGAAGATACTGTGATTTCTTCATCATCCATATCCTCAAGAAAAACTGAGATAAAGTCTTCGAATCTTTCTTTCGAAATAGTCAAAGATAACTCATCTCTAATACTTACACCAAACTTTGTCATTATATCGCCAGCACCACTGTATCCATCAAAGTTATTAATATATGCTTCAAGCAAGAAGTTATCATCAAACGTTGATGATTGAATCTCCTCAATAATCGTTTGCTTTCTTACAAACTTTCTTGGAATGTAAGTTACCTCTACACCATAGATCTTGAGTTGTTCATTGATCAACTCTTGAACTAATCTTTGTTCTCCGTAAGAACCTTGAAGAAAGAAGGGATTTAATGCCATTATCCAATAAAGTCGTAGGGAGGAAGTTCATAATCCATTGCCATTCTTGATCTTATCTGTTCTATCTCTCTTTCAGCGTCTTCAAAAATCTCTCTACCATTCAACTCAATTCCACCAGGAAGTTTAACACCCCTAAACTTGATTAAGTTTTGACCCCACTGACGCTTGATCAATGCAGTCAAATACTTCTTGACAAAACTGTCATTGTAGACTGCTGTATAGTCTGATGGATTTAAGATTCTGTAGCAATCAATCACTAAGAAATCGCCAACAGATTGTGATTTCCAATCAATGTCAAGATACAGTCTATTTTGTCTCTTATTAAATCTTATCTGCTTATCTGTCGTTAAAAGGAAGTCAATATCTTCAAGATATGACTTAACCATCGCATATTGTAACAATTCAACCGAGTTGAAGTTGTATAGATCATTCAAAAACAACTGATATTTGATACTAAACATTCCACCAGATATTGCGCTGGTGTCAAATCTAAAAATCTTCTCAATACCGATTACAGAATCTGGTATTTGGATAAAGTTTGATGTTTCGTAGAAGTTTGAGGTTGTTGTTCCATATCCAGCGATTGATGTGGAAGTTGCGCTGGTTGTTACGATACCAACCCCGTTGATATTTTTCGCTCTACCTCTATCAAGATCCGATTGTGTGATCTGATATTTCAGATACATTCTTTCGACACCATCAAAGTGTCTTTCTTGGAAATACTGAAGAGCATCATCGACCAAATCATCAATCTGGTCGTCATCTACGTTAATTTCCAATACTGGAGCACCTAACCGCCTAAGACAGTAATCAATTAGTTCTTGGCGTGTTGATGGTTTTGCCATTAGAATTCCTCAGAAGATGAATTATCTGTTTTTGTAGTTTTTCTGGTATTTTTTGCTTTTAACTTTTCAATCTCATCATTCTGCTCATTGATCTTTTTAGTCAATGCTTCAATCATTTGATTTGAACTTATCACCTTTGCTTCAAGAGCAATATTCTGATTAAACAAATCGTATGATTTTTGTTGGTATACTCCAATAAAGTTTTTATAATCGTTTTCAGTCATGTCAAGATACTAAAATGGGTAGGATTGCTCCTACCCATATTTATAAGTTATTTGTTATTTATCAGAATGACCCACAATCAATGAGGGTATTTTCTAATACGATGGATGATCTGCTAGCGTCATGGAAGAGAACCGTTGTTCCTGCTCCCATTGGGCTTCCACCACCATCATTAATAAACAGTTTTCCAAATTCAACTTCAGCGTATGCAATCTGCGTAAATACGCTTGAAGATTCTGTTACAGAAGATGCGAATGCAACCCTTGCGGCAGAATCATCCCAGAAAACAGATGCTTTTCTAGCGGCAGTATCAAAGTAGTGGAATACGACACCAACATCGATATTTGCATCAGAAGATGGTGCTATTAAAGATCCACTTCCATTATCAACAAGACCAATTTCAATCAGACTATCTTCAACCAGAAGAGTTTCTGTATTGACTTCTGTTTGAGATCCGAGAACGATTAACTTACCACTAACAGTAAGGTCACTAGCAACACCAACGTGACCATTTGAATCTGTAATCGTGATGGAAGTCGTTCCATCCTTTGCTTTGACGTTTGTTACTTCAATCGATGTAACATCAATTGTATTATTAACAGTCAGAACATTACTGTTGAATGTCAGTGCTCCACCACTATCATTAACTGCTCCAGAAGCACCAGCAACAAGGACATCAAACTGAGTTAAATCCGAAACAGTTAATGTATTTCCTGTTGTAACTGTTATGTCACCATTGGCAGTTACATTGCCAGTAAACGTTGATACTCCAGTAACACTCAGATTGTCATCAATTGTGGTTTGACCACTTGCCGAATCTAATGTAAGACCACCGCTAGATGTGTCAATCTCATTATCATCGCTTACACCAATCTGAATGTTATCAATCGTTGCGCTGCCATTAGCATCAATAGCGCCAGTAAAGGTTGTAGCACCAGTAAATGTTGATACTCCAGTAACACTCAGGTTGTCATCAATAGTAGTTTGACCACTTGAAGAATCAAGGGTAAGACCACCCGTTGAAGTATCGATTTCATTGTTATCGGTTATACCGATTTGAATATTATCAATCGTAGCACCGCCATTGGCATCAATGACGCCAGTGAAGGTTGAAACACCTGTTACGCTTAACTGGTCATCAACAATAACTGTTCCAGCAGCGGAATCGAGGGTAAGATTTCCAGATGAAGTATCAATCTCTGATGCGCCAGTGATTCCAATCTGGATAGCATCAGCAACAGCGCCAGTTGAAAACGTGCCTACGCCAGCAAAGTTTGCGTGTCTCCATGCTTTACCAGCAGCACCAAGATCAAATGCATCATTAGTTGTTGGAACTAAGTTTGATGCAAACTCACCACCGATGACAACATCATCAGTGTCAGAGTCACCAAGATTAATAGTGCCACCTCTAAAGGTTACAACACCAATAAACTCAGATTCTCCACCAACAAAAAGATTTCCTGTGATGGTGGTTGCTCCACCGACACTCAGGTTCTTCTCAATACCGACGCCACCTTCTACTACAACGGCACCAGTATCTTTATTAGTTGATTGTGTGGTATTGCTAAAGGTAACAATACCAGAAAAATCGACAGCAGCAGCATTGACATCAAGATTGGTGTTAGCAATCGTTGTAACACCACTTAAGACAGTATCAGTAAGTGATGCTCCAGTGATTGCTGTAGACCAACTCAGACCACCTGTTGAGTTAGTTTTTAAGAAACCTCCGTCAGTCGGAGTTCCGGGAAAAGTGTATGTAGTTACACCAGATAGAGACGAGGGAGCAGCAAGTGTTATAAAGTCTGTTCCGCTGGTGTTCTCTACCAGGTTAACACCACTACCAGAGGAAGCAGTCTCTTGCGTCCAATATCTGTGTGAACCAACAAACTTATTGTTTGCTAATACGCTATCTAATCCAATAAATAAGTCAAATTTGTCAGTCGTAAAACCAGGCTCACCTGCTTTCAACGCTGGCAGATTACTAAAGGCACCTCTTTTAAACTGTAATACAGGAGTCGCCATTTCTAACTACTTTTCCTTTTATACTTATTTAGTTGTTTTAGACCTTACCTTTAGAAGGTCCCTCCATCAAAGGCATCGTCGTCTACACCATCAGCCATATCAACGACTTGTGATGCAGGAACATGAATATATGTGTTGCTAGTAGTATCATACATTAATACTGTATAATTGCCTCTAGCAGTAACATCAACATCAGAAGCTCCTCCAATGGAATTGGCGGCAGCTTTGTTTGATGCTATGATCTTTACACCTTGTCTTTGACCTACTCTTACTCTAATGTTTGCCATTAGCGAGTTGCTCCTTGACTTACGATTACCATCCCTTCAACAACTCTATCTCTTGTTCCAGAGTTGTCGGTCAATAGTACATCATACACGTAGCGACCTGGTTTTAAAGCGGCAGTTTGAGTGGTTGATAACCCAATTTGTATTTGACCACCAGCTGCTGAAGCAATGCTGCTAGTAAAAGTAGTTACGCCAGTGGTGCTTCCTGGATGCTTTCTCATTTCAGACTTGATCGTGTAGTTGGTCAAGTCTACAACTGAATTTGTATTTACATTTTCCAATGTAAATGTCTGAGCGAAAGTAGTTCCAGTATTAATAACAATATTACTAACGTATACTGCCATCTTATAGTAAGGTCTTTGAAACTATTTATGCTAAACCTGAGATAGCAAAGTTTTTAATCACTTCTTGTTGTTTGAGATAGAGTTTAAAATAAGACTTGGCAAAGTTTTTTAATTCTTCAACATCTAATTCATCAATAAGTCTTGAGTATTTTTCATACTCAAACATTTTGTTCATCGACTCTAGTTGAATTTTGTCTGGGTCCATTGATGATCTCCATAAGTAGGGATTTGATTTCACTAATATCGTTTTTTAGACCTTCTATTTCTTCTCTTTGCTTTTGCCTCTCGTTTCTCAGTTTAACATATTGAATGTAACCGTTTGTATCAGTATTAACGATAGCACCCGAATCTTCACGAAACAGGTGCTTTTGACCTTCAACTCTTATCATGCTAATGCGATTACCCTCAGATCTCTAAATCTTGGAGCATGAGCTTCATTGGATCCACTCATGACAATCTTGATTCTGAATCCAGTAAACTGCTCCAGATCATCAACACTAAATTGATATTCAAGGAATTGGTCATCTTTGCTTGATGGGACAAATGCATCCGATCTACCACTATTCTTTGTAGAATCGATGATAGTATCACCAAATCCATCACCATCAGTATCGCGGAGGTTATCATAACCAGGGAACAACTCAAATGATTGTTCAACATCGCTCGAATCTGCTCTAAAGAGTTGATAAAGAACTCTGAAATCAGCAGATGAATGTCTATAAGCACCGAGCAACACTTTGAGTGATGTTGCTGGTTGACTCAGAGATATCTGGTTAGAGACATAAACCGCAGTGTGTGGATCACCCTCAACCAACTTAACATCACCATTAGAAACATAATCGCCAACAGGTGAGTTAAGTCTATTTCTTCCAAAAACAACGGCAGAATTCTGAGTATCAATCACTGGTGATAAGTTAGAGTCATTAGAACTCATATTGATTCCAACAGTGAATGATTTGTTTCTTGGGAGATCGGTGAGTCTTGTAGTTTCATTTCTTTCAGAAGCAACAAGTCTTGTTGAAGAAAGAACATTTTGTTGATTAATCTCTACAGATTCAAATCCTTGATCAATGAATGAAACTTCAGATCCACCTGCGCTGGTTCCAGAAACAGATCTGATCTGTGCCGAAACTGTAGTTGTTTCACCAGGAGTTATTACATTAAACTGAGGCAATACTGTGTTATATTGAATGTTTCTAGAAGCAGAAATATTCTCACCACCAACAGAGTTTTCTGAAGTGAAACTCAGTTGAGCATCACCAGAAGCTCTGGATCCTCTGTTTATTTGAATGTAATACTTGTCAAGATCTGCCTCTGCCTTCAGAGTAGCGTCTGTTGGCAGACTGTGGTTAGTGTTAATCTTGGTAAGAGAAACACCATTCAGTTCATAAGGATAAACCTTATCGTTGATATTATGAGCTCTAATGAGAGAACTGTCAACTCCTCTTGTTCCTATTCCAAGAGTTCCAGCGCCACCACTTCCAGGAGTGATTCCGCTGTAGAATATAATCTCATTATTAACCTTGAGGTATCCAGTTGATGTGGAGATACCTTCGAATGTTGCAAACAGTGAGGTATTTGCGACTGAAATTGTAGTGTCGTTTATTCCAAGAGCAGCATCCAGTGAAGATGGTGAAGTGTTTGGATCAATATTTGCAAGAGTGATAACGTTGTTATCAGCGTGCATTCCATGGTTATATTGAGTTACTTCAATAACTCTTCCATCATACAGAGAACTTACAGTAGTTGAAGATGTAATATCCGTATTAGCGAAGGAAACTGCAGTTCCATTGCTATAGACGACCAGATCTTGACCAGAGGTCAACTCTTCACCTTGAACATTTGTTAGATACAAGGTATCGAAACCATTCAAAGTCGTTACAGAAATCTCAGCGCCAGTTCCTTTAACAACACTACTTGTAGTGATTCCGAGTAAATCTCCCACTACATATCCATTACCAGTATTTGTTATTGCTGAAATACTAGAAAGTTCGCCAGAAGAAAAGACTAAAGTTGCCTCTGCTCCAGTTCCAGATCCAGTGATAGAGTAGAGTGGAACTCCTGCAAAAGTTCCGTTACTATATCCAGCACCAACTCTGGAAGAAGTTACGGTATTTAATCTTCCACCAACTTGCTCAATGTATCCATGAGGACCACCTGCAGCAGTTGTATCACTAACTTTTCTTCCGATTACTAATGTAGAATCGAGAGTGGATGTTGTTGTGATACCAACTTTTAACTTTCTTGGAAGAGTTCTGATTGCATTGCTAATGAGATTTGATGAATCATCATTAGTATCAAGAGTTGGATTGTAGAAGTATGCAGTTCCAGAATTGCTTGTGAAGTTTGCTTTGTAAAGCTTAAACTTCAGATCTTCAAACTGGTTAGGAGTCCAAATAGTGCCGTTTTGTGACTTGAAGAGACTTCCACCAACATATTGCTTGGTTACAATAACGCTTTCTGCATCAGGTAAAGTTGTCGTATTTACCGTTCTCTCACCCATTCTGGCAATCCATGCCTCATAGTTATCAGAATATGGTGAAAGAATAACAATCGCATATTCTGTGTCGGGTTGCAAGTAAATTGGTGATGGGAAGGTTACCTTAGTAGCAACAGAACCATCGGTTGAGGTATTGACCTGAGATGGGTCGAGCGTAACTCTTGCATAATCTTCAACGAGTTGATCAGTTGGAGTTCCTAACTCTACTGTTCTAACTTCAACAGTTACTTTCTCATTTTCATCCTTGCTTCCGAAGAAAAGATCAACAGAAGTTAAGAATGCACCAGTTTCATCGACAGTAAATGTCTGTGCCAGTGGATCTTTACCACCACCTCTGTTTGCAGGTGGTGCTGGTGGTGGTGGGGGTGGTCTTCTAACAACAACTCTAGTCTGTCTGTAAGTATCTACAATTCCACTAGAACTATAAGTGGTTTCTCCACTACTAATCAAGAGACTTCCAGGCAGAGGTTCGGCATTTGTTGAACTTGAAGTCAACTTGAATGTCTTGGAACCAGTTGTAAATCTAAGAGGAGGCAGTGGTGATGCGAGTGGATTTCTGAAGAAGAATGCTCCACCAAGATCACCAAAAGTATCAGTAACAAGTCTAATATTTGAAACAGATGCTTGAGCACCACTAGTTTCACCGAGAAGAACCATTCCAGTGGTAATATATCCACTATACTTACCTAATACTTCATCAGATAATGCTTGAGCATCAATATTCAACACGGTCGATGATGCTGAATATGTTGTTGGTAAGTTAGTTCCTCTATTATAAGGATTGAGTGATAAAGTTGTTGTTGGATTATTATATGTTCCAGTCTTGTGGTTTGGTTGAACAACTCTTGCTGAGAAGAGATTATTGCCACCAATGAATCCTTTAACAGTTTCACCGACTTGGAATGACCCCGAAGTCATTGTGATTTCGATCAGTTTTGGAATAATATCAAGACCACTAGACCCATCAAAGAATGGATAGTATCTGGTCAGTGGCTTGAGACCACCAGCAGCAAATGCTACGTTTCTGGAGCGAATATGTGTATCAGGATTACTTGAGATCTTGATGGTTTCAATGTATGATCCATTGAAATCACCGGTGATCGTTCTTGTGCCACCATCAACGTAAACGTTTCTGACCCAGTTATCAGATGCTGGGGACAACTCAATTCTTCCATTGAATTCAATCATGTTGAAAGGATTGACATTCTCTACTCTTGATGCAAGAGGTTGCTCAATCCAATCTTTCTCCATATACTTGAGAGTAATCAAGTCTCCAGTCTTCTGGACATTTGAATCAAGAAGACTCAAGTTTGAACTGAAGTCTGCAGTATCTGGATTGAGAGAAGTATTTAAAGATATCTCTGGTTTTATGGAGTAGAAGTCAATAGGAGTCAATAACTCACCATTTTCTACATCAATGTTAGTGCTCGATAAATCTTTATCAAGTCTCTGAGTATCTCTAAAGTCATCTACAAAGAAACCAGACTTAAATCTGTCGAACCCATCAATATCTCTTACTTGGAAAGACTTGGTATCAAGTTCTAACAAGGAGAGTGATGTTAAAGTTTCCAGATTGGTAACTCTATCATCAATCTTACCAATATCTCTCATAGTATATCTTCTATTATCAACCAGAGTGATTACTGCATCATCTGGGTTGTAGAGATATGCTGGATATTTGATAGTTGCAATATCCATTGCCTCTTCAACATTCAAAGGTGCCTTTGGATTAGTTGAAGAAACGCCTTTTATTACACTAAAGTTTCCTGACTTATCGAGAACAACTTTGTCAACTCTTGGTAAGTAGAAATCATATCCAATAAGAGAACTTTCGCTAGGAGTTACAACCAGAGTTGGATTAGTTCCGGTGGTTGCAAACGTTCTACTTGCAAAAGCAAATGGTGAACTTGTTGTTGATGAGAAGGATGAAACTCTTGGTCTAAAGTCTAGAGTGTCAGAAGATCTTACGCCAGTTGGTAAGATTGGCATATCTTTTGCAAATCTTTCATCATCATATGAGTTTACTGTATATACATCACCAATGTCACTCGCAGGTACATCATAATAGTCGAATATGATTAAGAGTTGATATGTTGGAATATATCCATCATTCTTTCTTACGATTTTTGAGTAATCGTAATATTGCTCTCTATGACCTTTATCGAGATAGAACTTATTGGTAATATCTTGATAGTTACCAAGATTCAATACCTGAATAGTGGAAACTATATTAGACTCTTCAAACTCTACGATTTCTCCAACTGAGAATCTATTTGAGTTTAGGTATACAAACTCAACTTTAGTTGCTGAAGATCTTGTTACTACCTGAGCAATCGCTCCATTAGTCTTACCAACTATTCTTTCACCAAGAATGGAGTTGGTATCCAGACCTAAACCAGCTGGGAACTCTGCAGAGTCTAATACTGGTGCGCTTGTATTATATGATTCATATACGGCAACAACTTTAACAACATCTGGAAGATTCAGAGAGATTTCTTTATCTTCAACTCTCAATCCATAGAATGAGTTGGGTGATAACCCAGTGATAGCAGTTGAGATTCCTGCAGATGTCTTTGCTACAGTTACTTTCTGACTTCTCTGATATTCCTTCTTCTTATTTCTAATATCGTTCTTCTTAACTGTTGTATTAACAGTAACGTTACTAGACTGAGATGCAGTGAGACCAGTAATTGTAATAGATGATCCACCAGTTGCCAATGTAAACTGATCTGATGTAAGATCTTCTACTTGACCGTTGGAATAGTGAACACTATATCTTTCAGAATCAAATGCTTCGAAGAACGCACTCGTTATACCAGTTGATGAAATCGGGATTGTTAATGATCCTGTAGCATCTGTTGATTCTTCTCTAATCTGTTTTGATACAATGAGATTTGAATCTGCAAGATTTACTGATGCTACATTATCGGAATCAATCTTAGCATAAAGACCACCTTTCTCTCTTACAATTGGATTAGCAAGCGAGAAGGTAACAGTTTCAGTTCCTCCTGGGAGAGAACCACTACAAACATCCGAAATATCAGCAACTGATACTACAGTCATTGATGTCCCATCAGCAGCAACGGCAGAAACTCTGTTGAATGTTTCAGTGCTAAGACCAGAAATCTGGTATCTAATGATGCTATCAGTCTTGATGCCAGCGAAAGAGTTGCCAGGTGAAGTTACATTACCACCACTTGTGATTCTGATGGTGTCAGTAATACCAAAAGTCTTTGGAAGAGATCTTTGAAGAACTGTATCACCACTAAAATCAACTTTTAACTCTGCAGTGATTGCTGTAGAGTCTTGATAGACAGATTTTACATCCTGAATACCATAAACCTTAATAGACTTGACCGATCTTGAATACTCTGTGGTTTCATTGATCAGAAGACTCTCACCAGCAATGAAAGTTCCCGATGTTTGTGTAAGAGTTATTTCTGCCCCAGAAGCAGCAGTAGTGACGTAACCAGATGCACCACTACTTACACCTCTGACATACGATGTAGCAGGGCACTGACCAGATGATAAAGACTCATTAAGAGTTAACTTGGTATATGTTTGAACATCGAAGAGATACAAATCCCATTCGGTGCTATTATCAGTATATGCAGCATCAGTCAAACTGTAAGAGTAAACTCTTGCTTCACCAATTTCAATACCATCAGCAGATGACGTAACAGTAGATGACTTTCTTCTGCTTTGGAGTTTTACAGTATTTGAGTTATTGTTTACACCAAGGAATGGAGTTCCAGCAACATTATTTACTCTCAAAAGAGTTCCAAACTCAAATGGAACTAAAGATTGAGATACTGACTGCTTATCCCTTGGTTTTTCTACATCAAGAATAGTTGTAGCAGAAGACTCAATATCATATCCTCTGACATATGCTTTGCCAGGAGATACCTTTACGGAGACAAGATCATCTGATGGTGTATTACCTTGATCAGTCTTTTGTGAAGATGTATAGACGCCTTCATTAGAAAGACCATCATTTAAAGATTCCTTTACTTCAACATTAAATCTACCTACAGAATAGTCACCAGACTCTTCGTAAGTTCTCTTTGCAAAGTAGTCTCTAATGACGCTATACTCTGACCTATTCTGTAACTTTTTGAGTTCTCCACCATCAACTCTAACTAACTCTACAAATGTTTTATCATTATAATCTGTTAGTGATTTTTTTGATAAAACTGTAGAGATCTTCAGTCTATCTGCTCCAGGAGCAGCATAGTTTGAATATCCTTTAGCGTTATCATAAAGAGAAGGATCGTCTTTTGCAGTTACCAGTTCTTCTACAATGGTAAGACCAACTCTGTAGGAAGGATTTGCAGTATATGCATCAAGAACTATTTTGTCAGAAGCAACATCGACAAATGTTCCTCTGATAAAATAGACACCTGCTCCGATAGAAACTGCAGTGCCACGAGCAGAAGCAGAATCTGCTACAAGAGTTGCTACACTCTCACCTTCATTTACTGTTGTATTTCCGTATGTAAAAGCATTTTCGGTGATAAGAACTTCACCATCTTCAAAATACTCTACATCATTGTTTGTTCCTGACTTAAGATACTTTACAAAAAGTGTTAAGTCGGTAATGCCATCTACATCAGAAACTGGCAGGTATTTGTCTACTATTGCTACAATATCTGATGACTCACCTCTAAGTCTCTTTCCAACCAAACTGGAAGCATATACTTCAACATCAATACCAAGATGATCTTGATTTATTCTTACGGAATAGTATTCGGGATCATAACTAACGTTTCCAGGGATCACCATTGATCCTTCTTTGAAAACGTGACTACCGAATGATTCTACCTGATTCTGTAGGATTGACTGTAAAGTCGTTAACTCCCTAGCTTGGATTGGATATCCTGGTTTAAATAAGACCCTATAGAAGTTATTGTCCTTATCAAAGTCGTCATAATAGGGGCTTATATTGAGGTTCGTTTTTTGTGGCATTTTTTAAAATTCCAGGATAATTTTAACGTCTTCTTTTTGTCTAGAATTTCTTGTAATCAAGGGGCGATTATCAAGATAGATGACATCTCCCGTCCCTTTATTTATCTCAGGTGAAGAAAGTCCATTTGTAAACTGGGTTCCCAATGAGATCAACTTTGATCCAGTAGGATTGGTTGTAATACCAGTAAATCCAGTGTCAATTGATCCAGAGAAACCACCAGTTGTAGTGACTGCATTTGCAGTTGATTCAAAATCTAAAACCTTAGATTCTGTAGAAACGCCAACATAATCAACATTATCGTATGTTGATTGGTTCAAGAATAAAGATCTATCTGTAAAATATTTTAAAACCTTTGTTTCACTATCATAGGATGCTACGAATCCTTTTGCGATTCCACCTGTGACTGTTTGATTGATCTTATCACCAATGGCAATAGATCCAGATGTTGATGAAAACTTAAGAGCATTTAACGAAGAAAACTGATTTTCAGTGTATTTTGAAGTAGATCCATTTGCTGTTGGATCTTTTACAATACCAATCTGAGCAAATGATGTATCGATTGGGAAGTCTCTTGTAGAGTCATCAAATCTTGCATAGATCAATACTTTATCAGCACCCAACTCTTTATAGATGTCATATCCATGACCCCTAGATGGTGGGATAATGGGAATCAGTTTTGCTTTTGTTGAAGAACTAGCATTGATTGACCCAAGATCAACCATACCATAGGTATATCCCTTACCACCAGAAGAGACGACGGCATTGGTTATGTTTCCAGTACTATTAACTTCGACAACAACTTTTGCCCCAGATCCATCACCAATAACATTCAGTTCATGGGATCCTTGAGAATATCCAACGCCACGAGTATGAATATAAATCTTCTTTATCTGATTTTCATTTACATCAGAATCTGCATTTGTTCTGACTGCACTTATCTGAGAGTTTGTTGATGTTGACCAATCACTTGGTAACGAAATATACTCTGTGGAATCAAACTTGATAATATCACTTGGCGAAACGGTAAACAAATATTTCCAAATATACCCATCTCCGCTAACTCCCGCTGCAGATGGTTCCAAGTCGGTAAACGTTGGTTCATCTAGAGAAGCATTTCCAGTTGTATTGATTCCTGAAGATCCATTATCAATACAAATATAAACTTTATACTCACTATTAATAACATAGTAGTTTGAGTCATAAAGTCTAGAGGACTTTGTGACTGGAGACAAATTCGCCAGACTATAGTCATGACGATACATTTCATATTTTGTTCCCCTGGTCCAGTCAATCCTCCTGGCGAGTCTCCTCACATTTGTTGAGGTTACTCTCTTACCATACATTGCACTATCACCAACAAAGTTGGTATAATCAAAGTTATCAGTAGGGTTTGGAGTATCAGTATCCCAATCGGAGTCTCTTCCGTATCCAGAAGCAGCAGGATTTGCCAGTCCGACAAAAACATAGTAAGAGTTAGAACTGTCACTGACAGAATCTACAAAGTTACCAGCGTTTAATATTCTAAACTGATCTGTTACAATTGCCGCCATATTAATAGCTTTTTTCTATATTTATAACTATCCTAGATCCTTTCTAAGACCACCAGTATCTCTCAATCCATATCCTCTTCTCTGAATCGTTGGGAAAGTAGTCAATCCAGAGTCAACTGTTAACCCTGTTACACCGATTGAGATTGGTGATGATGATCTGGTGAAACCAGACAATCTACCCCAAGAGAATCTTCCAACAGGGCTGGTTGTAAATCCAGTTATTGCCAATCCAGTAACATCTGTTGATGAAAGAATGTTGACAGTGATGTCCGCATTAGATCCACCTGGAGTATTCAAACCATTAACAACATAAACATTATCCAGGAAAGTGGTTCCAACACCAACAACTGAAGTATCATGACTGTCGATTGAAGTTACACCAGATCCAATAGGAGTATTGAAAATGTAGATTGGATATCCAGTGCTGAGACCAGTGAATGATGATGCATTCAAGAAGAACTTGAGAGCAAGATCAGTTCCGATTCCAGCAACTGTTGTGATACCAGTGATGATTCCAGAAGATCCTTGGACCGTATCAATGCTGAGAATGTTCTCATAAGTTACATTAGCAGTTGGTGCAAGAACCGTAGGTGGATTGGATGTTGTATACCCAAGACCTGGATTCGTGATTGTAAGTGAAGTTATGATTCCACTGGTTATTGAAGCAGTTGCAGTTGCGGTTGTTCCAACACCAACACCGATCGACTTAGGTGCAGCGATTGAAATGGAGGTAGATGCTCCAACATATCCAGATCCACCACTTACGATAGACAGTGAAGAGATGGTTCCTGCCGCAGAAACAACAGCAGTTATTGCTGCTGCTACAGGATCTCCACCAGTAACAATGAGAGCGTCAACATCTGCGATAACAATAGAAGACTCATTTTCTTCGTAGTTGAAGAATTGGGCATCATCAACAAATATTTCAGTATCTGAAGAGCTCAGATCACCAATAATCTTTGCAGTTGGATAAACTTGGGACTCAATAGAATCTCTAGACTTATAAACATCATCTCCACTGATTCTGACATCTCTCTTTTGCTTGGACCAATCTACTGGTTTGTAGTTATTTTCGTCTATTCCGAGACCGGAATAGATATTGGTCTCAACCAAGTCAGAAGAGTTGATGCTATACACCAATCTTGATGTCTGAGATACGGTATCATCAATGGAGTTGTTCTTGCGAACTCTCAATGTATCGCCAGATTTTACAAGTTCATTTACATCTACGTTAAGACTATCAGTTCCTCTAGTTCCTCTATAGAAGAAGATATCAATATTATCACCTTCATCAGGTGCTTCAGTGAATGTGATAGAAGTTCCACCTTCAAATCTGTAACTTGAACCTGGTTCTTGAATGACACCGTTGATAAAGATCAGCAGAACACTATTCAGATCAATCTTAGAAGATCTTGAATCATTTTCATCAATTTCAAAACTTAACAACTCACCATTGTAGTAAAGTGGGAATCTAGTCTTTACGCCATTCTGAAGGGAGTCGATAGGATCGATGAAGTCAAGTTCTCCAAACTGCCAAGCAGAGAAGGAATCTGAGAATGTATCTAAAACTGTTAGTTCAAACTGACTGACAGGAGAAGAAAGATTTCTATCTGTAACCAGACCAACAACAGTAACTACATCACCATTTCTAAATCCATATCCAGGTCTAGAAATCTTGAATGACTTGACTTCAAACAGTGTAGATCCAATACCAACAGAAGTTGATGCTGCTCCAACCTCAAGAGAAACTAAGAGATTGGATCCAGTATCCGTTGTTGCTCCAAATCCAACTCTAGAAACACCTACAACCTCAAGATTTTCATAAGATGGTTCTGATACGAGAATAGAAGGATTGGTATATCCAGTTCCACCAGCGCCAACGGCGAATGACAAAGTTCCACCAGCACCAACAGTTGCTGTAATAGAAGCAACATCTCCAACGTGACCACTTTCAAATACTGTTACACCAATAGAAACGATTCCATTATATCCAGATCCAACAATATCCGTAGATCCAAGACCAATGGAAACAATAGATCCACCTGCCCCAACAACAGCAGTTACAGATGCTCCAACAAGAGGTGCATATCCAAGACCAGGTGTTGATCCAAGAGAAACGATAACTCCGCCTCTTGGTAACTGATTTTGATTAACATCATAAGTTGACTTCAGAATACCACCAGTTGTTGTAACTCCTGTAAATATGACATTTGATCCACCACCACTTTCAGCAAAACTATAGTTGTTGCCAACATTGTTGTCTGTTGTTGGTGTTTGGAAGATATCGTTGATAAACAGAATACCACTTCCAGTCTCAATACCAGTTGTATTTGCTCCACCAACATTTAATCTATATGTTTGACCTATACCAGTGAATGACTTGGAAATATTATCGAAAATTTTGTTTCCACTGTAATCATCTCTCAGGTATACTCTTGCATTAAATGATGATCTAGCAAATGGGAGATTGCCAGAATCTACAGTGCTCACATTGTTTCCGAGTGGTGCTTCTGTAAAGTGAATCTGATTACCTGCGATATTGAATCCTCCAAGATAAACTCTTGCTTCAACACCATCGGTATGTGATGTTGCCGAAGATCCTACAAATCCTCTTGTAGACTCAATAAGATTAAAGGTTCCAATACCTGTGATAGGACCGATAGTAGTCGTTCCTAATCCTACAGAATCAACTCTTACATACTCATTTTCTATCTTAAGGATATCTCCTGGAAGAATAGAAGATATTCCAGAGAGAGTGAAGAATGTTGATGCGGCAGAAACGGTTCCACCATTAAAAGCAAGGTTATGACTTACTGGTGTAAACGCTATTGGACTCTGAACAACACCATCAACGGTTACGATGGATTTCTCCATCTTCTTATCCATTTCAAGTGTGTGAGCATTTCCAGTTCCAACAGAGCTGAATGTTATTGCAGTTCCAGCAATAGCATTTGCTCTGGTCGTTGCCAGTTTAAACTGGTCATCATTTATTCTAATGGCATATACTTCAGTGGAAATTCCAGATCCACCAGACTCAATAGTAGATGATGAAACTCCATCGAATGAAGATCCAAAGGCATAAATCAGTTTTTCACCAGTGCTGAAATAGTGATCTTGAACCGTGAATACCCCAGTTCCAGGTGTTAAAACACTTGTATCAGTAGGATCAAATGTCTTTTCGAAGATTGGGTTGCCATTGTGATTAAGATCAAAGTTTGTCTTATTGATTCTTGATCCATTGATAGCATTGTATGCTGAGATTGATACCGACTCAGATATCGTTCCATAAATCAGATTGAGTGGAATATTTACCAGATCTCTTTCAGTCTGAACCAACTCACTGTAAGTTTGAATCTGAATCTCATCCGTTACAGATGCATCTGGATAGAATTTAACGAGAAGGTTAGATCCACTGATTTCAGAACCGAATGTTCCAATGCCAGTCTGAGATCCATTTGTCAAGAATGGGTATTGTGTTACATATGAGTCAGTATCGTCATGGATGACCAAGAATTGATGCAATGCTGTAGTATTTCCAAAACCAACTTTTGCAATGGATTTGATAGTTGTGACATCACTCTTGGATACTGAGAATACGGTAGATACTCCGACAGCATTTGTGAAGTTAGACTGCAATCTTGCAGTTCTTTCAGATCCATCTGGTTGACCTGTAGACTTAAATCTATAGGTTCCGATACCAACGGCAGTTGTTCCAAATCCAACTACTTTAGATCTTAAGAATACCGAATCCGACTCGTCGTTTGTATACTTAACTACAAGAGACCCTGATGTGATATCAGCATCAAATGATCCAATAAGATTTGTTGATGTATCGTTAGACTGATCATCAATATAGTATTCAGAAACAAATGTGTTTGTTCCATCTTGATCAACATACAACTCAACATAGTTAGTGTCTTTGGTTGCAGTATTCTTAACTTCAATGTTAAGGAACAATGCTTCTGTAGATGAGACTGTTGATGTAAATACTGTTGCTGTAGATCCAGATCCAACAGATACATTAGATCCGGTGAGATTGACGAATCCAACACTTTGTGTTCCAACTCCAGCCGCATTGGAGGAGAAGTTATTCTTCAGAATCTTAATATCATAGTCAGTGTCAAACTGATCTTCTGGAATGAATCTTAAGGTAAGATCCCCATCATCAGAAACATTGCCAACAATCTCACCTATTTCACTTGACGTATTATACAGGTTTCCTTTCTGGAAAGTTACAATGTCTCCAGAAGATGTTGGAATAGTGATAACTTCAGTTGCTTGTCTTTCCGTTCCATTTGGATCTAAGACTTGGACAATAAACTTAGTGTATCCATCATCAATACTATAGTTTACGATTTCAGAGAAGAGTTGATTGTCACCTTGATTGCTTGAGAATTGATCCCTAACATTATCAACTGTCAGAACTCTGTTGCTCAAACACTTAATGTAGTTTGATAACTTTTTGTTCTGCAGTTTCAAATATTTTGATTTATCATCAACAGTATCAAAATCTAACGCAAGGTCAAAGTTTCTGATAGTATCAACTCTTTCCTCACCAATAATATCGATCAATGCCAAACTTGATGCAGAAGTAGTAACACCTGGATTTACATTAATAGTCTTAGATATTTCAGTATCTGCAAAGTTCTTCAGGCCAGTTGAGTGTAAGAGTCTATTTACTGGATTGACTATCTTCTCATACTCTAAAGGACTCTTAACCGTGTAAGAAAGATTTTGATAGTAATCATTGTCTGGGGTTACCTGATAATCTTCATTAAGTTTTCCAATATCATTAGACCAGTTGAAGTCTTTTCTTAAAGAGTAATCAACTTTAAATGTTGCTCTGTTATTTTCAATAGTATCGACAGTTGCAAGTGTGCCAGAGTCCATACCAAGAAGAACATCATCTTCACTCAGATCATATGTTCCATAAACTTTGATGCTATCGCTCAGATTCTCTGTTACGATTAGATCTTTTTCGACATATACTGATCCATCTAATACCAGCAGTTTTTCGCCAATAATGAAGTTTAGTGGAGACTGCGTAACTTCGATGACTGGATAATCATCTTCTTTGATAACAGTTGCATAAGAGTTTTGATCAGTAACTGCTATTCCAGGATTGGTTGTAATGCCAGACAGATCATACTCAAGTTCTGCTGGATTAGTGTTTCTGTAAGCAGTTACGGAGAAGAGTTGATACTTGTGGTCTGTGGAGTTATGACCATCGCCACTTGTTCCAAACTTCTTGATTCCCTCAACAAAGATTTTATCTCCAACTGAGAAGTTGTTTGCTGGGAATCCTGCGATTGGAGTTGTCAATACGCAAGTAACTATTCCTGAAGAT